CCAACATCATTTGTTGGTGTTGTAACTTTTAGATCTTAAATAATGCTCGAGTTCAGTTTCTTTTGCCCTTTTTGTAAAGACAAGACACAAGGCGTAGCAGTTGAACGAGGTAGCATGAATATGGATTTTAAGTGTTACTCTTGTAATACCGATTGGGAAAAGGTCATAGTAGATAGAGGGTCAGATGAATAACAGATTAATTTATCCAACTAATAATAGAGCGCTTAGATTTTTTGGCGATGTAATGATAATGATTGGTTCCTGGATCCTAAATATAGGCATGCGCTATGGCGGTATGTATGAGTATGAGTTTGAAGACGACGATGTATGACATCAATCAACTCTCAGCCTTAAAGAAGCACTGGCTACTACGTAACTCAAATATCCCACGTCGCTTCCTCGGCCTTGAGCCACAAGACCTTGTGGACAGAGCGGGATCCTTTCCTGACGAGGTGAGTACGTGGATAGATGACTGTGTGAGCGGTCAGGTTATAAAGCAGATCGGCCATATCGGAGTTAATGGAGTTGGTCTTCTATTTGATGGCGGACCTGGAATTGGTAAGACGACCCACGCAGTAGTTGCTGCTATGGAGTTTGTTCGCCGCCTTCCTGATACTGATGCTGATGCTGCAAGAGTATTGGGCATGAGCGCATCTGACTTTGGTCTTGGCGCTAGGCCCGTGTACTACATGACTTATCCTGAATTCTTATCTAGAAAGAAAGCAACCTTTGATTCAGACTTTGAAGATAAGAAGCAATCTGTCTATGAGATAGATGGCTTTCATGGCAGATCTAAATTTGATTGGTTAAATGTAAGAATTCTTGTAATCGATGACTTAGGAAAAGAATACGGTTCTAAGTACGATGACTCATCATTTGATGAGATACTACGTCTTAGATACGACAAGGCTCTGCCAACAATTATTACAACCAATGTAAAATTAGAGAATTGGGAAGCAGAGTATAAGGAAGCAATGGCAAGTTTTGCTAACGAAGCCTTTATTCGAGTTCCAATAGTCGGTGCAGATTTAAGAGCAGCACAATGAAAGGGATGAGCATGGATAGTCCTTGGCGGACAGTTCAATTGTTTATCTCTTCTCAGGCTGCGGGCGTGTTTGAGGTTGAGGTTGATACTGGAACAAAAAGAGTCAGGTGTAGTTGCCCTGTTTGGAAAAAGAGTTTAAAGTGTAAGCACGTCTCTTTTGTTAACAATAAAATGAGAATGAACAACGGACATTATTCGATCCTTGTGCCAGAAGAAATCCCAGAAGAGTTAGCCTCACAAGCCAACTCTGACCCAAAGACATTTCGTGATTTTGTAGTTAGGTATGCTAAAGTCGAGGTACTATGAAAAATGGAGACATATCAAACGTCTCCTCTCCGCAAGTCATTTGTGTAACAGATGTAGTAATTCCTTTAGTAGAAGAAGTTACTAAGAAATTATTAGTTACAAAAGTTGGCTTAAAGTTAGGGGAAATAAATCTTCAGGGTGCTAACAAACTCTGGTTGTTATCAAACAATTATGGTATCTCTTTAGAGTTAGCAGGTTATGCTGATCAAGGGTGGACCAAAGAGTTACTTGAAAAAGCCTTTGAAAAGTTAGAAAGAGAAGTAGTCAATCCATTTAACTATTGGAACCTCTACGAGGACCCAGGTGAGTTAGTTAGAAAACTTCCTTACCGTGCTAATCTTCGTGGCGTAGTAGATGTTCAATGGAGAGTAGCAAGATACGGATCAGCAGGAATAGAACTAGATAACTTGTAAGAGGGGGCACTAAATGGCATCTGACAACGAACATCGTTTAGTCAGTAAGGTCATCCGTGATCGAGACATCGTTCCAGCACTACAGCGTGGTGTTAATGAGTCTTGGTTTTTAGATGACGACAACCGTAAAGCATGGTCATTCGTTCGTAAACACTATGGTGAGTACAGCGAAGTTCCTACTGCCGTAACAGTCAAAGATCATTATCCCAATTACAAAGTTTTGGATGTTCAAGACAATCTTGAGTACCTCTTGGATACCATGGTTGACTTTCGTCGCAGATTACTTACTCGACAAGGACTTGAAACTGCAGTTGAACAATTACAGGACAATAATCACGATGCCGCTCTTCTTGCGATGGAAGCAACTATTACCAAGGTTAATGAACAAGGCATTCTTGGCACACATGAAATAGATTTAACTAAAAATACAGAACAACGTTACAAAGAATATCAAGCCCTACAGAACGAAGAGTTCTTAGGTATTCCTACTGGTTTTTCAAAGATCGACGAAGCAACTGCAGGTTTACAAGGCGGTCAATTAATAACAATAATTGCTCCACCAAAAACTGGTAAGTCGCAGATTGCATTAAAGATGGCTGTCAATGTTCATATGCAGGGATTTATTCCAATGTTTCAATCTTTTGAAATGAACAACCATGAACAACAACAAAGACACGATGCAATGAGAGCAAATATTTCTCATGGCAGATTACGTCGTGGAAAACTATTACCAGCAGAAGAAGATAGGTATATAGATATTTTAAATAAAATGGAAACCGAACCATCTTTTCATTTAATTGATGCTGTAAATGGAATTACGGTCTCAGCCTTAGCAGCAAAGATTGAGCAAACAAAACCAGACATAGTATTTGTAGACGGTGTTTATTTAATGTTGGATGAAGTAAGTGGAGAAATGAATACACCACAAGCAATAACAAATGTTACTCGATCGTTAAAACGGTTAGCCCAAAGAGTAAACAAACCAATCATCATTACAACACAAACCTTGTTATGGAAAATGCGTGCTGGAAAGGTTACTGCCGACTCAATTGGTTACTCATCTTCTTTCTTTCAAGACTCTGATGTTATTTTAGGATTAGAGCCAGTTGAAGAAGATGAAGATATTAGATTATTAAAAATTGTTGCCAGCCGTAACTGTGGTCCTAGTGAAACTGCTTTAACTTGGCGTTGGGAAACAGGTTGCTTTCATGACGAAGAACAAATGATGAAATGCAAATTTTGTTCTGATTGGGGCCGTGTGTGATTGATGTAGAAAAAATTCTTTTATTTTTAGAGGTACCTCTTCACGCACAAAGAGGTTCTGAAGTTAATGGTTTATGCCCAATGCATAAACAAAGAACAGGTAAAGATGATCACAGGCCTTCTTGGTGGATAAATTCTGAAACAGGCGCTCACATTTGTTTTTCTTGTGGTTATAAAGGAAATATCTATACTTTAATTTCAGATATAAAAGGTATTGATTACCATGATGCACGAGACTACATTGACGATACCGCAGAAGTTCCTATTGATTCTTTAATGAAAAGAATTAAAGAGTTACCACAGTACGTTGTTGCTGAAGAAACCATACCAATGTCTGAGGCTAGATTAGCGGTATACGGAGAGCCGCCCGACATAGAACTAAAGAAAAGATTTTTAACACGAAAGGCCGTAAATAAATACGAAGTTTTATGGGACGAAACAAATGAGGCTTGGATATTACCTATTCGTGATCCTGAAACTTTTTCATTATTAGGTTGGCAAGAAAAAGGCGCTAGAGGGAGATTTTTTAAAAATCAACCTGCTGGAGTTAAAAAATCTAAAACTGTTTTTGGAGTTCAACATTTAAACGAGGAACAATTAATAGTGGTTGAATCTCCCTTAGATGTGGTGAGGTTAGAGTCTGTCGGAATTTGTGGGTCCGTATCAATTTATGGCGCAATGATGAGTGAAGAGCAAGCAAAAATAATTCGTAGAGCAAAAAGAGTAATAGCCGCATTTGATAATGATCCTGCTGGAAAAAAAGCCTGTGAACAAATACGAGACTATGCTCGTAAATATGGTTTTGATTTATTGTTTTTTAATTACACAGGTATTGATGTAAAAGATGTGGGAGACATGACTCCGTCAGAAATATTGACTGGACTAGAAACTGCAAAACACATGTTGCATGGAAAAGCCGCTTATTTATAATGGACTTAAGAGATAAAGATCGACCTTTACACGTATGTATTTGCGGTTCTACTTTGTGGAGTGTCAAAGTAATGTTTGAAGATGGAGAAATCTCTTTATATATGTTAGATATGGAGTGCGCCTTGTGTGGCAGTTTAGCAACTGCTCCAACGCCAATAGATAGTGTTTAAAGGAATTTTAAAACCATATCAACCCGAAGCAGTAGACAAAATGGTTAATAGTAAAAAAATGCTTGTTGCATATGAGATGGGTCTTGGAAAAACCTGTATGACTATTGCCGCACTTGAGAAATTAAAAGAGGACGGAGAGTTAACTAAACCTATTTTAATAATTGCTTTATCTAGTTTAAAGTATCAATGGGAAAAAGAAATAAATAAGTTTTCCGATGCAAGAACCGTAGTTATAGATGGTTCTAGAAGCACTCGATGGATTCGTTGGGACAGAGAACTTAGTGGAGTAAGATCTTCAGATTACATTATCTGTAATTACGAAACAGTTGTTAATGATTGGGATTGTATAAAAGACGAAGACTGGGGAGCAATAGTGTGTGATGAGGCTACAGCAATAAAGGGTTTTAGATCTAAACGTTCAAAGGCTGTAAAAAAGTTATCTGCAAATGTACCTATTAGATTTGCTCTTACAGGCACCCCAATAGAGAATGGTAAACCAGAAGAGGTGTATAGCATTATGCAATTTGTAGATCCAAAATTACTTGGAAGATTTGATTTGTTTGATCAAACTTTTATTGTAAGAAATCACTTTGGTGGTGTTCAACGGTATAGAAACTTAAATATATTTCACGCAAAAATGAAAGAAGCGTCGGTCCGAAAAGTACAAACAGATCCAGACGTCGCTCCTTATCTTCCCGACACAATTCATCTAGATCCAATTCAAATTTCTTTTGACACAAAAACCTCTGAGTTATACAACTTAATTGCTAATGAATTGAGTCAAGAATTATATGAAGCACAACAATTACTTGGAGCAAACTTTTCTTTACTAGCACACTACGGACACGATAGTAAGCCAGGTGGTCCAGCAGACATGATGCGGGGCTCTATTATGTCTAAGATTACTTCTTTAAGAATGCTTTGTGATCATCCCAGTTTATTGATCGATAGTTCTGAAAAATTTTTAAAACAAGAAGGCGAAGGCAGTGCCTATGCATACAGTTTAAAAGAACGTTCTTTGTTAGAAAACATAACTAAACAACCAAAATTAGATGTATTAAAAAGTTATGTGGCTGATCATTTAGAGACTGATCCAGAAGCAAAAGTAGTTATCTTTACATCTTGGGTCGGCATGCTTTCTAGAATTCAAGAAGTTACTGGTGGGACTATATATACGGGAAGTATGAATGCAAAAGAAAAAGAAGCAAGTAAAGAAAAGTTTCTTACAGACCCAGATTGTCGTGTGTTTATTTCATCAGATGCAGGTGGCTACGGTGTAGATTTACCTATTGCAAATTTGTTAATAAACTATGATCTGCCTTGGTCTGCGGGTTTAGCCGTACAAAGAAATGGACGAATTAAACGAGCATCAAGTAGATGGCCAAGCATAATTATTCAAGATATTATTGTAAAAGACTCTATTGAAGAACGACAATTTGAAATGCTTCAACAAAAAAATGCAGTAGCAGACGCAGTAATGGATGGAACGGGAATCAATTCTAAAGGAGGAATTGACCTAACCGTGGGAAGTCTGATAAGTTTCCTACAACAACAGAGACCTTGAGGGGGTTAACATGGCAAGAATAAAAGAAGAAGAACCTAGAGTGGCTGCAATAGATGACCTTGAAGCACAGGCTAAACAATATATATTTTTTAAAAAACAAGTTGAGTATTTTGAGTCAGAATTAAAACTGCTCAAAGAAAAAATATTTGAAGTTGTAGACACCAAAGGTGAAGTCGATGGCAATGGAAATATTTTTGTAGAACTTCCAAATGAAATAGACGGTGTAACCATGTTACAAAAACAAAGAAGAGTGTCTCGTAAAATTGATCCACAAATGGCTGATAATTTAATTGTGTCTAAAGGTCTTGAAACTGAGTTGTATAAAACTATTCAGATTATTGATGAGGATGCTTTAATGGCCGCATTGTATGAGGGAAAGTTAACTGAAGAAGAGGTTGACTTAATGTATCCACAAAAAATTGTATGGGCTTTAATTTTAAATAAGAGATAATTATGGCTGGATTACGTGGAGACGATGAGATTTTAGAAGCGTTTGCTGATTTGGAATACATTCCAGGTTCTAAAAGAAAACGCCGTGAAGAAGATCCAAAAGTTTCTCGCCGTAAAAACGGGGAGAGTAATGGTTGGGATGCAAATCCGATCATTAAAACATTAAGTGGAAAAGAAACAGAGGTTTTTACTATTAGTGCATTAGCACTAGCGTTAGAAAAAACAATTGTTACTGTCCGCTTGTGGGAAAGAAAAGGCTACATACCTAGAGCACCTTATAGACTTCGGTCTAAAACTCTAAAGGGAGAAAAAATTGGAGGAAATAGGGTGTACACCAGACCATTAATTGAGTCCGCTATTGAAGAGTTTTCAAAACGTGGATTACTAGGGTCTGCTCGTGTAGAGTGGTCTAACCAAGATGACCTAACAGAGGCTTTAATAAGTCGTTGGAAGGAAATCACAAACCTAGAGAGCCAGTAGTGATTAAGTTTGTACAGTGATACAACATCCTCCGTGCCTCATTACCGAAAGAAGAAACAAATGCCAATAACCAAACCAACAAATGATGTTGCAGAAAATCCTGCAAATTATTTAGATGAAGACAGCGAAACTGCAGAACCAAAGATTGGTACTACAGTTCAACAAGGTTGGGAAGCAGCAGAGGCTCTCTTAACTGAGAATTCCTCAGAGTTTCCAACAGAGTTTCGTTTTTCTGAACAACCACAATTAATTAAATTCTTAGAGGATGGACCCTTCCGTGTTTACGAGCAGCATTGGATTGAACGGCCAACAGGCAAAAAATCTTTTGTTGCTTTAGCAGAAAATGATCCGTTTACTGACATCCTTGGAAGTAAACCACGTTCACGTTTTGCATTTAATGTGCTTGTACTAACTGGCGAAGCACAGGGTGTGCAGATTCTTACAGCACCTCCAACACTTGCAAGACTAATTAAAAAGTCTCATGAAGATGAGCGCAAAGGACCTCTGTCAAAAGAGTTCTGGGAAATTTCTCGGATGGGTACAGGGCCTACAACAAACTACACTATGGAGTTTGTTCGTGGTCGTGACCTAGCGGAGGAATGGAAGTTGAACCTCGATGAGGTTCAAGAACTAGTAGCACGGGCTGTTCCGTATACAGCCGAAGTAATTCGAGAGACCCCTCGCTCCGAAATGCTTAAGATTGCTCGTTCCTTGGTTTAACCAAGATTCCAATGTGGCGGAGCCTGTTTATTTCCGTTTTCAGGCTCCACCACTTAACTTATTAGTGAGGGAAAATAATGAACATTATTACAACTAAAGAACAACTAAGAGATCTGGTCGAGTATTACTCATCAGTAAATGCATTTGCATTTGATGTAGAAACAGTTGGAGAAAACAGAATTCAACCTGTGGTAAACGACGTATTGTGGATTTCTTTAGCAACAGAAGGAAGAACAGACGTAATTCCTATGGGTCATCCTAACGGGGAATTTTTACGTTGGGATAAAGAACTTTTGTTAAGTGGTCAACGCAAGGCAGTTGCTGGTAAACCTCTAACAGATGCCGATTATTCTAAAAATCAAGCAAAATGGAAACCAGTATTTGATTTACCACCAGAACAGTTACTACCTGGAGAAGTATTTCAAGCATTAAAACCATTGTTTTTTAGTGACAAATTAAAAATAGGACATAACATTAAGTTTGATTTAAAATCAATTGCTAAATATTATCGTGGAGTAGTTCCTTCAAAACCATTTTTTGATACTTTAATGGCAGCATTTATTATTGACAATCGAAACAGAACAGCCTTAAACCTTGCTGCTTGTGCCGAAAGAGAGTTAAGTTTAAAAGTAGAAAAGGGTGTAGGAGCAGAAGTTGAGGTTCACGCTTTTTCTGTTGTGGCTAAGTACGCAGGAATAGATGCAGAAGTAACTTGGAATTTATATAAAACTTTTTTTCCAAAATTACAAAATGGATTAAAAGATGTATGGGATTTAGAAATGGGATTAATTCCAGCGTTGTGTGATATGGAACTAACTGGTGCAACAATTGATGTCGAAGAACTTACTTCTTTAAAAGCAAGTCTTGAAAAAGATATCGACTTAGCAAAGGCTAAGGCTTGGAAATTAACTGGAAAACCTTTTGCCATGAATTCAGTAAAAGAAAAACAAGAATTGTTATTTTCTCCTAAACCAGAAGGTCGTGGAATTAAACCAAACTTACGTGTAAGAGTAGCCCTTACCGCAAGAGGACAAGCCGTTGCAGCAACTGATGAAAGTAATTTAACTATTTATCACTACTCTGTTTCCTCGGATGCTCTTGAATTTTATAGGTCTAAAGATGAGTTGGTGGATGCAATTCTTGAGTATCAAGATTTAAATAAATTAATGACAACTTATGTTATGCCATATTTAGGTGGTGAAGTTACAAGAACTACAATGGGTAAAGAAAAAGTTTTTGATAAAAAGAGTCTATTAATTAATGGCAGAGTTCACACCAACTTTAAAGCCCACGGAGCAGAAACTGGTAGATTTTCCAGCAGCGATCCTAACTTACAAAACATACCTAGTTCAGGAGAGTATGGAAAGTTAATTAGGAATCTATTTGTCGCACCTCCTGGGTACAAATTAATAGTTGCTGATTACTCTCAAATTGAACCTAGAATCATTGCTTCGTTTTCTAAAGATCCAATTATGGTAAAAAATTATTTAGATGGAGAAGACATATACACAACTATTGGCAACACAATGGGGGTAGATCGTAAAGCAGGAAAGATTCTTGTTCTTTCTATTGCTTATGGTGTTGGCCCAGACAAAATTGCAGCAAGTATTGGCTGTACAGTTACTGATGCAAAAAGTTTATTAAATAGATTTACAGAAAAATTTAACGATATTTCAAAATATAAAGCCCGAATTATTAGACAAGCCTTGGCAAAAAGTCCAGTTCCGTATGTTCCTACTGTATACGGACGCAGAAGATACTTGCCAGATTTAAAAAGTAAAGAGATAGGTTTAAGAGCAAGGGCTGAAAGACAAGCCTTTAACACAGTAATTCAAGGATCTGCAGCAGATTTAATGAAGTTAGCAATTATTAGAGCCCACTCTTGTTTAGTAACAGAACCTGATGCCAATGTAATTTTGACTGTGCATGATGAACTTGTTACAGTTGCTCGTGAAGATCTAGCAGAATCGGTTGCCGAAGCAGTTAGAGAATCAATGGAAGGCGTACACATCCCAGCAATTATTGTTCCATTAATTGCCGATGTAAAAATAGTAGATAAATGGGGAGAAGCAAAATGAAATTTCTTTGCAAGTTGTTTGGTCACAAGATGTACAGCATTTCTTGGACATCAGAAGAGTTCACTGTTCTTTGTACACGTTGTGAAAAACAATGGACTCATGTAGAACGTTTAGGAATTCACCATGAGTAATGCAGACTGGTGGTCTAAACAATTAGGTGTGCAACCTGCAGCACCAGTTGCACGCCCTGCAGATATTCCAATGCCACCATCACAACAACCTATGACACCTTATGTTCCACCACAACCTCAACAACCAAGCATTCGTATTGGAAGCACAGGTCAAACTCAGTTATGTCCTGACTGCAATAGTAATAATTATATGGCTGTTCAAAACGCTGCTCCAAGATGCTATGACTGTGGTTATCCTTTACAACAATCAGGAAGTAAATTTGGCTCACTAACTGGTGCAAAAGTAGAAGGAAATATAAAATCTTCTATAGGTAATGACACGCAAAGTAATTGGAATCCACAAGGAATCATTGGGAGAATAGAGTAATGAATGACGAAGCCAAAAAGATTGTTGCTCAATTAAATAAAAAGTTTGGTAATAATGTTGTAGTAATTGCTTCCGATATTCGTAGTGATTTGGTTCCTAGAATTACGTCTGGTTCAACTACCTTAGACTATGTTCTTGGAGGGGGATTTCCTGGAAATCAATGGAATGAATTAATAGGAGAACCTTCTCACGGAAAAACTGCAGTTGCTTTAAAAACTATTGCAGCAAATCAAAAGTTAAACCCAGAACACACAACAGTGTGGGTAGCCGCAGAACAATGGGTCCCTGACTATGCAGAAATGTGTGGGGTAGACACTTCTAGGGTAATTGTTATTGAAACAAATATTATGGAAGAGGCGTATCAGGCTGTAATTGAATTTGCTGAATCAAAATCAGTAGATGCAATTGTTATTGATTCTTTGCCTGCTCTATCTCCTGCTCCTGAAATGGAAAAAGATATGAATGAAATGACTGTTGGTAGAGGTGCATTACTTACCAATAAGTTTTTTCGAGTTGTTGGTTCTGCAATTAAAAGAAGTCTTGTAGAAGATGAACGTCCTGTTTTAGGATTAATAATTAACCAATATCGAATGAAGATTGGCGTAATGCATGGCGACCCAAGAACAACTCCAGGAGGAGAAGGAAAAAATTACGCCTTCTTTACAAGATGTGAGATCCGCAGAGACGAATGGATTGAGGTTGGACCTAGCGGTAATAAGGTTCGTATTGGACAAAGAATTAAAGTTAGAACATTAAAAAATAAAACAGCACCTCCACAAAGAATTGCTTATTTTGATTTTTATTTTGCAGATGGAGGCCATTGTTTGCCAGGAGAATACGATTTTGCAAAAGAAATTGCAGCACTAGCAGTTGTAAAAGGAATAATAGATCGTAAAGGTGGGTGGTATTACTATGGAGAAAGAAAGTGGCAGGGAATTGAACCAGTCATTGATAGTATCCGTGGCGAAATTGATCTCAAGGAAGAACTACAAAAGGTTGTACTTAGTTCCTCCGATGTACCGATGGCTGGAGGTTCTGACAATGATTGAAAGTAAAAAATTTATAGTAAACGATGAAGCATGGGCGCATGATTTAGAAAAAGGTGTAGAAACTTATACAGACATGCTTTTTGAAGCCGTGTGGGAAGGTGACGAAGATGAAATTTTAGAAACGCTTTCAGGAGAACCATTTTGTGGTTGTTCTCCTTGTTTTTGGCGTGAAACAATGTTTTATATTGTTCCTCGTTTGCTGGAGGGCTACGAGAGTGGCAAAATAGAACTTGAAGACTGAAGGACAAAAACAATCTCAGAAGCATGAGAAGAGACTCGCTAAAAAAGTTAACGGTTCTCGTAATGCTGCTTCTGGTGCGTTTTGGTCACGTAAAGGCGATGTAAGATCAGCCGACCTGCTGATTGAACATAAGTGGACTGGTAAAAAACAGACTACGATAAAGTCTACGGTCTTAAAAAAAATAGTAAGAGAGGCAATTTTAGATGGAAGAATGCCAGTACTTGGTATCCATTTAGATGGGGAGAATTACGTGGTTCTCCTTGAAGACGACTTCATAGAAATGCTAGAGAAAGTCAAGGATGCCTAACACATGGATGAACCAGAGTATGCCTGGAGATACGAAGCAAGATGTTCGGGACAAGACACCGACATCTTCTACCCTCCTCGTGATAAAGAGCAGTACAAGGACATTGCTGATCAGGCCAAAGCATTTTGTTTTGGTGAGACAGGAAAAAACCATTGTCCAGTACGTGCCCAATGTTTGTGGGATGCCGTTAAAAGAGATGAGCCACACGGAATCTGGGGTGGGTTAAGCCACAGAGAACGTAATGCTTTAATGAGAAAGTGGCAAAAGAAATACAAAAAGAAAATGTCCCTAAGAGAATTTATTTTCAGTACAGACAAGGAATACTAATGGCAACACCTAAGACAGACTTACAGAAGTTCCTTGATACTAAAAAGGCTGATACTAGATTAATAGGAGACATAGAACGTCACCTAATGAGACAGCCAGAGTCAGATAGAAGGACGGACGTACTTCATCCTTCTGAAATTATTAAAGCCGACTGGTGTCACAAGTATGCTTATTATCTATTAAATGGTGGTAAGGCCAAGAAAGAAAAACCTAATCTTCGCCTTCAAAATATATTTGATGAAGGACATTTCATCCATGCTAAATGGCAAAATCGATTAGCAGATATGGGTGTCTTGTATGGAAACTGGTACTGTGAAACAGATGATAGATCTGAGTGGGGAGTTAGTTCTGAGGTAAATAATGGCCCATCAGTCTTTGAGTACAAAGAGGTTCCTTTAGTTTATGAACCCCTTCGTATTTATGGTCATGCAGATGGTTGGGTCAAAGGTATTGGAGATGATTGTTTAATTGAAATCAAATCTATTGGGGCAGGAACACTTAGGTTTGAAGCGCCAGAGTTACTCTATGATGCAGACGGTGACTTAACAAAGGCTTGGAAAAACATTCGCCGTCCATTTAGAACTCACTTACTTCAAGGACAGATGTACTTAGAGTTAGCCAAAAGACAATTTGGCGATGATGCTCCCAATGAAATTGTCTTTATTTATGAATTAAAAGCAGACCAAGATTATAAAGAGTTCACAATTAAATCTGACTACTACGTAGTAGAAAGAATCTTTAATGCCGCACAGAAAGTTATAGATGCAGTTGATGCAGGTGTTTCACCTGCCTGTAATGTCGATCCTGTTGGCTGTAAGTACTGCTCTTTGATTGGAAAATAATGAGTGAGATAGAAGTCTTAATGAAGAGGGGTCTTGCCCTACCAAAGCCACAGTACGAACAAGCAGTATTACCACCTGACATTACAGAGTTGAGTAGTGAAGATTTAGCAATAATGTTTACTACTCTTACTGGTTGGGCCGATTACTTTGCTTCGCAGTTAGTTCAGGCTCAACTTAGTGAGCGTGAGGCTCAGAGAGCCTTAGACATGGCTGAGAACAAACTGCTCATACTCAAGATGGGAGCAGCCTCAAAAGGCTCAACCGTAAGTTTAGCCAAGGCTCAGATTGCTACCGATCCAGAGATTATCCAATTAGGAGATACCTATGAGGAACGGTATGCTTATCGCAAGATCTTAGAGATGATGCTCTCAAATCAAGAACGGGATATCACTTTAGTTTCGAGGGAAATAACACGGAGAACAAACGAGTCCCGAATGGGACGGAGGGATACATTCATAACATGAAAAAAATAATGATGCTTGTTCTAGTTTTAATAACTGGACTTATATCACCTGCAAAAGCAAACAGCGAACCAACAATCGCAATAATTGATAGCGGTGTTGCTACTTCTTTATTTGCAAATAAAATTGCATATGAAGTCTGTCTAATCAATCTTCCTAGATGCCCAAATCAACAGAGCATTATGGAAGGTCCAGGGGCTGCGAACCTTGCTCCTACAAATGACAAGATGTTAAATCACGGAACACAGATGGCGTCTATTGTCACGGCTGTAAATCCATCGGCAAAGATTATTCCAATAAGAATTGTTGGAATGACTCCAGCAGGAGTTGCTGGTCTGTATAACTTAAATGATGTGCAGAATGCTTTAGATTGGATTATTACAAACAGAGCAAAGTACAACATTTCAGTAGTATTACTTGCACAGGGTGCTGTGATGGGTAACTGCAGAGTTCCTGCTGGAATGAGCGCATCTATTGCAACATTAAAGGCAGTAAATGTTCCTGTTATTGCCGCAGTTGGTAATGACTCAAATAGAGGAGCCGTATTCTCACCAGCATGCTTGCCAGATACTGTGGCAGTTGGTGCAACTGATAATCCATGGTCAGGATCTGAACCATATGCTTATGATGCAGCGGCTGCTCCATACATTGCTCGATACAGTAATGGCGCACAGGGTCAAGTAGATTTCTATTTGAATGCTCGTTACTACACAAAACTTACAGATGGATCTACTAAGTTTGTTGTTGGTACATCTAACTCTGCAGCAGCATTAGCAGGTTGGTGGTTGTTAAATAAAAAAGCAACCTTTGATGAGACCTTTAATGCAATCATGGCTACAACCACAGAGGCAAAGAATGAATTTGTGACTGGGCGGTATGTCAGAGTTCCATAACGAGACGGTGCTTGAAGAAGCACAGCGTTTGATAACGGGTGATCGTAACAAGTCTTACGATCATCCGTTAGACAATTTTAATCGTATTGCTAAAGGTTGGGAAGTTATTTTTAATACTAAAGTAACTGAAGAACAGGTTGGATTAGCAATGGCATGGGTAAAAATTTGTCGTGAAGTGCACCAACAAAAGAGAGACAACCTAGTTGATGGGGCGGGTTATCTAGGGACTGTGCAAATGGTCATAGATGAAAGAGAACGCCGTGCCAACCAAAGCGATTGATGGTAATTTACCTAAAGACTGTAACGTAACAATAGGAATAGATCAATCACTTACTGGCTTTGCATTAACTGCACTTCAATTTGAAGATCCAACAAAATATATTACATGGGTTTATAAATCACCTTATTTTGGAATTGAAAGACTTGCTGATATTAGACAATGGTTAGTAGATCATCTAGATTATCTTGAAGAAAATAATAATACAATTTTAGACATAGCAATGGAGGGCACCGTTCTTGCTAGTCATGCAGCCCTCGTATTGGGAGAGTTGTCAGCCACCGTTAGACTAACTATTTTTGATTATTTTGAAGAGGATGATCCTCGAAAATTTCCCTTAAAAGTTCCACCTATGACTTTAAAAAAGTTTGCTGCAGGAAAAGGTAATGCAAAAAAACAAGAGATGTTGCTACAAATATACAAGAGATGGGGCATAGAATTTAATGATGACAATGCCGCAGATTCTTACGCTCTTGCAAGGCTCTTAGGAAAAAACTTCTATAATGAGGTCGAGAAGGCAGTTGCCGAACAAATGAAAGATCCTAAATACAGAGACGCCCCAAGACTTTAGCCTTACCCTATATTCTAGGAGCGGTACATAAATTCGACTCAAAGGACTACTAGACATGACAACTTCACCTGAAATTCCTATTTCTACTGACGAACCGTTTTTAAGAGTTAGTGCAAGTTCAAATCCTCAAAGTGTGGCATCAGCAATTGCTCATGTTATTTACGAAAAACACGAAGTAAAATTACGTGCCGTAGGTGCGGGAGCAGTAAATCAAGCAGTTAAAGCAATTGCTATATCTCGTGGCTATGTAGCCCCTAGAGGTTTAGATTTAACCTGCAAACCAGGATTTACCACTATTGAATCCCGTGATGGAGAAATTTCCGCCATTGTATTCGCCATTACAGCAAGTTAATTTAGTTCTATCCTTAGACATACACTAAGGAGTCACCATGGCAAATTGGACAGATATGGGTCACGCAATGCGACGTCGCATGGGCGCACCTTCAAACCATCTAGAGTCAGCAGGTACTAAAATGAAAAAAGATATGAGCCCAGATCAATACACCCCATCTGGTGCAAATGCAACATTTACTAATGTAAGTGGTACACCTTCTGTTGGTACATTGATGCCAAAGAAGAACACTCAAGCAGCAGAACCAATGTACGGTACAAAAGCAAATAGAAAGAATGTACTTGTAGCAGATTCAGCAGCGTCTGAGCGCAAAGGTGCTGCACATAGAATTACTACAACAATGCCTTGTATTGACCCTTGTTCAGGATCAACAATGACTAACGCAAGAATCATTCCTTCGGTTTCAGGACGTCAAAATCCTAACTTCCAAGGTGGAATGGGCGACGCCTACTAAAATGCCATTGTCGAATTCACAATTCGGCGGTAGTAATTCAATGGTGCCACAAACACCAGATGTAGACACGCCGTTATCATTTAGTTCTTCTACAGCAGGATCTGCTGCTCAAGCAACTGCATGGAAAAATAGAAGTCTTGGTGGCGGTAGACCTTTATCATTATCTAAAAAAACCGCTGGCACAACATTTAATTGGGATGATACTTCTACAAATACATCAGTTACACCTAACTCTGGTGGTAGAAACCCAAATGCTTAGTAATGAACAATTTGCTAATTTAGCCAACGAAGGTGGAGCCAGCAGAAGTTTTAAGACTGGTGAATCTCCTAAAAGTCCTGGAGTTATGGTTTCAATTCCTGGTGCTGAAAAGATTACTGATGCACCATATACTGCAGAACAAGCAAAGAGTTTTAAAGAAGAAAATAAGACAAAAGCAACAGGCGATGTTTATCAGGGTGCATGGAAAACTGGTGGAAAAATATTTGCAGATATAAGTGTTAAACACAGTACCCTTCCAGGAGCACGTACCGCTGGTGTAGAAAATAAACAAATTGCTGGATATGATTTAGGTGGAACAGATGTAAGGCGCCCACAGGGTGGTAATGTTTATTTTGGTCGCAAAGTTCCTGGTGTTGAATCCAATCCAGAGTTTGTAGCAAGTGCTCATCGAACAGCAGAGTATGAAAGAATGGAACCAAAACCAAAGGCTCAAGAATTTGCAGAACAATCTCAGATAAGTCGTGGCTCTACATATAAGGGTAAAAAAATTTCAGTAAATGAGGTCTATGCAACTATTGCAAAAAACCGCAGAGATAGAGGTGTGTAATGGCTGGTGGAGTTAATAATCTTTCAGCATCACAAAACTGGCAATCTCTTGGTGGTGGAGGTCTTTACGGTTATAACAATCAAGGTGGTGCAGGAACTCCTATAGCACGTAGTGCAATTGATGAATCCCGCATGGGCATGGGTCGCATTCCTTCTGCAGAGTATCCAGATGGTTATCTTGGCACAATGCGATCTCGAAGAGATGATCGTCTATTAGACTCTATTAAGAACCGTGTAAATCAGAAGGCCTATCAACGTGGTGTTCACAAGGGTGAGCGCATTGAACCTTCTATGTATTATTGGCCAGAACAAATACACCCAATGACGGGTATTGAACGCCAAATGAAAGCAAAGTTAGTAAATATAAATGGCGCAGTTGTTTATATGTCAGAAAGAAGTGCACCACAGACACAACTAACACCTGCTCCACATCTAGTAAATGATGGTAAAGCAAACACTGTTGCAGACCAACCAGGAACCATTGATGCACGCCGTAAAGCAATGCTTGCCTATCTAAGACCTGCGTGGGCATAATATGGCTTACTTCGGAGTCAACCCTCA